AGGTCAACCAAGGCGGCGACATGGTGGCGCATACTCTGCGCACGATTGCCCCGAACCTGAACATCATTGAAGTCCGGGCGTCTCGTGGGAAGCACGTTCGGGCGGAACCCATCGCGGCCTTGTATGAGCAGGGCCGCATTCGGCATGTCGGGCAGTTTCCCGAGCTAGAGGCCCAGATGACCCAATTCACGACAGAAGGTTATCAGGGCGAAAACAGCCCGGACCGTGCGGACGCGCTGGTGTGGCTGTTCTCCAAGCTCCTGCCCGACATGGTTACCCCTGTGGCTGACGTGTCGCGGTTCAAGCTGCCGCGCCGGACTAGTGGATGGCTCGGCGCATGATGCTGTCCGAACATGAAGCGGTCATGCGGGCCACGGAAAGCCTGCGCCGCGAGAATGAAGCCCTGTGGAACCGCGAGGCCCCGAAGGTCTCACATGCCGCCCTGCGCGCCCGTGTGCTGCGTCTGGAGGCCGCTCTGTCTTTTCTCAGCACTGAGGCTGGTCTTGTTGTCGAACGCCTGCGCGCGGCTGGCCTGTATGAATACTCCGACGCCCTGCGCGACGCGCTCCTGAAGGTTGCCGATGACTGACGCCCTCGAATTCATGCGCGTCGCAAGGCAGCGGATGCAGGACGCTACCGACGCGGAACTGGACAACCGCGACGAAAGCCTTGACGACTTTGAAAACCTGATCGGCGTGGGTCAGTGGCCTGACGAGGTGCGCTCGGAGCGGGAAGCGGACGGCCGGCCCTGCCTGACGATCAACCGGCTTCCGCAATTCGTGCGTCAGGTTACTGGCGATATTCGCCGCATGAACCCGGCGATTAAGATACTTCCCGCCGACAACGAAGCGAACGAGGACGTTGCCGAAATCATCGAAGGCATGACGCGGCACATTCAGTCCGTGTCGGATGCGTCGAGCGTTTACGAGTGGGCAGCAGAGTGCGCAGCGGCGTGTGGCATTGGCTGGTTTCGTGTCGTCACGGATTGGGAAGACAGCGAGACCTTCAACCAGGAAATCCGGCTGAAGCCCATCCGCAACCCCCTGAGCGTGTATTGGGATCCGCTGTCGGAGATGCCGACGCGCGAAGATGCGGAATGGGTGTTCATCACGTCCGACATGCGGATGGAGGATTTCAAGGAAGCCTATCCGGACGCCCAGCCCATCGACGCTCAGCAGGACAATCAGATCAATGGCATCACGAACTGGTATAACTCCAACTCGATTGTTATCGCGGAATACTTCTGGAAAGAACCTGTCGTCCGCGAATTGTCGCTCCTTGCGAACGGGACTGTCGTTGAAGGGAAAGCCCCCGCCGCGCTGAACATCGTTCGCAAGCGGAAGGTGACGACGCACAAGGTCATGTGGGCCAAGATCAGCGGCAAGGACATTCTGGAGGGCCCGCAGGAAGTCCCGTGCCGGTATATCCCGCTGGTTTGTGTTCCGGGCGAGGAATGGCAGGTCGGCGACCGCACGTTCCGGTCGGGCGTCATTCGCTTCGCCAAGGACCCGCAGCGGCTCTATAACTACTGGCGCTCTGCGCAGACGGAACTTGTGGCGCTTCAGCCGAAAGCGCCCTTCCTTGTGACGGTGAAGCAAGTCCAGGGTCTGGAAGAGTTCTGGAACGACGCCAACAACTCTAACCGTCCTTATCTGCCGTATCACCCTGACGAACTGGCGGGAATGCCGCAGCGCGCCCAGCCGCCCGTGGCTTCGCAGGGCATGATGGCAGAAATCTCCCTCGCGGCTGAAGACCTGAAGGCCACCACGGGTGTTTACGACGCCGCGCTCGGGAACAAGTCAAACGAGACCTCGGGCGTTGCCATTCGTCAGCGCCAGATGGAAAGCGACCTCGCCACTTCGATCTACGCCGACAACATGGCGAAGGCCGTGGAACTGGCCGGGCGGATCATCGTGGACATGATCCCGAAGGTGTACGACACAAAGCGGATTGTTCGCATTATCGGTGCCGACGACAGCGAGCAAATGGTGCCGATCAACGGGCTTATGCAGACCATCGAAGGCCCGATGCCCATTAACGACGTGACCAAGGGCAAATACGCAGTGAAAATCGCGGTCGGCCCGAACTACTCGACCATGCGCCAAGAGGCGGCGGAAAGCATGATGGCCTTCGTCCAGGCTTTCCCGGCGGCTGCGCCTGTCGTGGGCGACCTCATTGCCAAGAATATGGACTGGCCTGGGGCGGATCAATTCGCCGAGCGGCTGAAGTCGCTTCTCCCGCCGGGTGTCATCAAGCCCGAGGACATGACGCCCGAGGAACAGCAAGCCCAAGCGCAAGCAATGCAGGCGCAGCAAATGCAAATGCAGATGCAGCAGCAGGCCATGCAGGCCGAGTTGCAACTGAAGATGATGGAGGCCGAAGCCAAGCGGGCCGAAATCCAGATCAAGATGGCCGAGGCTTCCAAGCCGGAAGGACAATACGAGGGACAGAAATTGCAACTTGAGGCCATGCGGATCGAAATCGAGCGAATGAAGCTCGATAACGACCGCTTCAAGGCACTTCTGGTTGATGACCGCGAACGCGACATTGCCGCCGCGAAACTCAGTGCTGACGCCATGAAGGCGCCGCTATCCGCCCGCCAAAATCCACACTCCAACCAAGGCGGACCAAAGAAGTAAGAAGCCCCACGAGCTTCTGTTAATGGAACGCATGTAGTTGCGGTTTATCTCCTCAAGGGATCCAAACCGCTCAATTGGCCTTGGTTGCGCATTTGGATCGTGCGGCACTTCCTGGGTTGCCCCGCATTTGGGGCAGCACAACAGAAAGCACACGGCATCATAATGCAAGGTGCCGTCGCAATTCTCGCAATGGTCGGGGCTGTGTTTGGTCATAGCCGGATCATAGCGCGAAAAGCCGCCTTGAAAAAGGCAAAACGCAACAACTACAGGAAAACCAATGACGGACGAGCAGCAAGTCGCCCCCAGTGAGGCGACCGAGAATGCCGTTGCCTCTATCGAGGCGTCGGAAGCGACGGAAAACACACAAGGGCAGGACCAAACCCCGCCCGCCGAAGGTGAAGCGCCGGAAGGCGACAAGCCCGAGGACAAGAGCGAGAGCCAGAAGCGGCGGGAACGTCGCAAAGTCCAACTTGAGCGCGTTGCGAATGAGGCCCGCGCGGCCCAGCAAGCGCTAGAGGAAAGCAATCGGCGTCTCGAAAAGGCCAAACTGGCCGCACAATCCAACACGCCCCCGCAGGAAACCGATTTCAGGGACTATAACGAATATCTCGTCGCTCTGGGCGCGTATCACGCCGCCCGAAAACTGGACGAGCGTTCCGCCGCTGAAATCGAGGAAGCGACGAAGGCCCAAGAGGACCGCGTAAAGGCGCTAAGGCAGCAGCAAGAGACCGAGATTGCCCAATCCTGGAGCGAACAGGTTGCTGAAGCCAAAGGGCGCTATGCCGACTTCGAGAAAGTCGTCTACACGGCCCCGATTTCGGACGATCTGGCGAAGATGATTGCCACGTCCGACATGGGCGCAGACGTTGCGTATTACCTCGGGACGCACAGGGACCAAGCCGCAGCACTTTCGCGGATGCATCCCATAGAAGCGGCGCGGCAATTGGGCATTATCGAAGCCCGCTTGTCGTTGCCTCAACCCAATCTTCAGCCCTCCGCCCCCGATCCGGTCAGTCCGGTAAGGCCCAAGCCGTCCGGTCTCAAAGACCCGGCGAAAATGAGCTTTGAGGAATACCGGGCCGCGCGCAAGGCTGGCAAAATCAGGTGACATAGGAAATGACGAACACTCTCATTACTCCGTCGCTCATCGCCAAAGAGGCGCTGATGCAACTGGAGAACAACTTGGTGGCCGCGAACTGCGTCCATCGGGAATACAAGCGCGAATTCACGGGCGGCCAGGGTTCAACGGTGCAAATCCGTATGCCCGTCAAGTTCGTGACCTCGGACGGCGTGACCCGTGTTGATCAGGCGGTCGAGGAAAAGACCACGAACATCGTGATCGACCAGCGCAAGCACGTCTCGTGGGATTTCACCACGCAGGACCTCACGCTGTCGGTCGAAGAGTATTCGGAGCGGTATATCAAACCCGCGATGATTACCCTTGCCAACACGGTGGACCGGTCGGTTCTCGGCCTTTACCGGAACGTGTGGAACAGCGTCGGCACGGTCGGCACCACGCCCGCGAACTACGCGGCTGTTGCGGCGGCTGCCCAGCGTCTGGACGAGATGGCCGTGCCTTCGGACATGCGCCACATGGTCATGAACCCGGCTGCGCGCTACGCGATTTCGGGCAACCAGACCACGCTCGAACTCGGAGACCGTCGCACCAATTCGGCGTATGAAAACGCCCGCGTCGGTGGGATTGCCGGTTTTGACACGTTCGCTTCGCAGAACATCCCGGTTCATGTCCGTGGCGTTGCGACCGGCACCCCGCTGGTCAACGGTGCCGGTCAGGCTGTGACCTACGCGAACGCCGTGGGCAACTCGTGGTCGCAAACCCTGGTCACGGACGGCTGGACCAACTCGACTACGAACATTCTTCGCGCGGGTGACGTGTTCACCATCGCGGGCGTGTTCGCGGTCAACCCGGTTCCGGGCGAAGGCAACACCGGCAAGCAGGTCATGCCGTATCTCCAGCAGTTCACTGTGCTGGCGGATGCCAACTCGGGCGCGACGACCGGCCCGGCCACTCTGACCATTTCGCCCGCCATCATCGTGTCGGGTCCGTATCAGACCGTTTCGGCGGCTCCTGCGGACAACGCCGCGATTACTGTTGTCGGCGGCGGCGCTTCGTGGCCGGTCAACCTCGCGTTCCACAAGAACGCCTTTGCGCTGGTCACTGTCCCGCTCGAAATGCCGGACGGTGCCGCGTTCAAAGCCCGCGAAAGCCACAACGGCCTGTCGGTTCGTGTCGTCAAGGATTACGACATCACGAACGACGTGGATATCATTCGTCTCGACATCCTGTATGGCGTCAAGGCGATCTATCCCGACCTGGCTTGCCGTCTCGTCGGCTGACACTAGAGGGGGGCTTAACGGCCCCCCTTTTCCCGTTTTGGGGTGACGCATGGCCGCTTTTCTTGATGTCTCATTCACGACCGCCGAAAGCGCCGCAAGTGCGCTCGGGCCGAACGCCGCGCCGTGGACGACCCCCAATCTTGCCATTTCCGGCGACTTCGACGGCGCTGCGATTAGCACGATGCCAGCGGGTGAGTTCGGCCCGCTTCTTGTCCTGACCGGAAACGATATTTCCATTCCCGAAGACGCGCGGATTACCGGCATTCAGACGCGGGTCTGGGCCACTTCAACGACCGCAGGCGGGGTTCAGCCCGTTGTTGCGGAGAATTGGCTGACGCTCGGGTCTAACCGTCAGTCCATGTTCGGCATCTTTGAAACGATTGGCCCCGCCAACTGGATCGCGGGGCAGCCGCCTGTTGACCCGGAGGTTTTCGGGGCGAGCGATAGCCTGGGCGAGTTCAAGGCCGCGATGCTGTCGCAGGCCAAGACGACGACCCGGATGGAATTGGCGTTCTGGAACAACACCGGGGCCACGCGGACTGTCTACATCTGGAATGCTCAGGTGCGGCTTTGGGCCGATCTGCCTTCCATGAAGGACGTGGTGGAGCGGGCGTTTCGCAAACTCGCCATTCTCAGCAAGGACACCGCGATTGAGGGCGACGACCTCTCGCATGGCTTGCTTCTGCTGAATGACATGCTGTTCGGCTGGGAAGTGTATGGCGTTGATATCGGGCACCAGGAGCGCGAAGCCGACGAGGCTTTTCCGCTGTCCCGCAAGTATATCGAAGGCACGGCGCAGCAATTGGCCGAACGTCTCAGCCCCGATTATCAGGTGCCTGCGGCTTCTGCGGATCGGTTCTTCCGGCAGTTGCAGGGCGACTTCATGAAGATCGAACCCGCGAAGATTTCTTCGTCCCTGACGCGGATGCCGTCGCGGTTCTGGCGCAATACGCGGATCAGATAATGCCCGTTGTCGAGTTCGTCGGCCAATCCGCGCAGGACAGCGACAACGTGGCGGCGAACCCGTCGCGGTTGCTGAACCTGTATCGGGAGCCTGTCATTTCCGAGGGCCGCACGCGCTTTGCCTTGAAATCGGTTCTCGGACAGGCGGCAAAGGACGACATTGGCACGTTTCCCATTCGGGCAATGGGCCGTGCGGCTGGCAAGAATTGGGCCGTGGGTGACGGCAAGCTGTGGGAAATCGCCTCTGACGGCACGGTGACGAACCGGGCCACTGTCGCCACGGGGGTCAACGTCACCATCGCGGGCAACCTGTCGGACGTGACGGTTGTTTCGGGGAACAAGTACCAGCTTTGGGACGGCACCACGCTTACGGAACCCACGACCAAGACGTTCACAAACGTGGGGTCGCACTGCTTCGTCGGCGGCTACACGGTCATTACGGAAACAGACGGGCAGCGGTTTCAGTGGTCGTCTGTCGGGGATGCCGGGACGCTTGACGCTCTGGACTTCGCCACGGCTAACCGAGTGGACGACAACATTGTTCGGGCGGTGGAGTATCGCGGCAACCTGCTGCTGATGTGCGAGACCTCGACTGAGATTTGGGGCATTGACCCCGATGCATCGGACACGGCGCGGCGCTTTACGTTCCTCGACATGACGAACACGGGGCTGCTGTCCTTCCGGCTCATGGTCCGGTTCGATGACGCCCTGTTCTTTGTCGGGAATGACGGGCGTGCATATCTGTTCGGGCAAGGTTCGGTTTCTACGCCTCCGGTTGAAACGGCTAT